TTCCAGATATTGATGTTCCATTTATTTGATAACATATTCTTTGTCTTGGTGATGTTGTATATTGAATTGATAATGAATGAGTAAATGAATGAGCATAATAAATTAAACCATCAATAACAAACCCAACTCTTATTCTTCCTACTCCCAACCATTGTTGATCTATCACATACAACATCGCTACTTGTAAATCAGAAGTTGTCAATGTTTTTCCTGATGGTCCATTTCCATCAAATATATCAACATTCCATGAACTTTGATTTACTATGGTAGTTCCTAATTGAGTTGTTTCAACCCATTGTAAATTTGTTCCATCTGTTTGAAAATATACTCCTTCCGTAACAGCAGGCGGTGTTGAACTATCAATATTAAATAAACCCAGTCTTGTTGTCAATGTGTCACCATCTATACTTTCTCCTAACATTGTCCCTGTTATATATATTAATCTACTTTTTCCTGGTTGATATTCCATTGGTTGTTTAGTTATTCTTACAACATAATCATTTGTTGCAGACACAGACATATTTATATAATTATTACTATTATAACTTGCACTTCCTGTTCCTCCTTCTAATGAAACCCACGTATCTATGTCTAAAGATGAATTATTTGTTAACAGTGATGGATAATAACTAAAAGTTGTAAAACATCCTGATGTTCTTAATCTTCCAAATGCATCTAAAGCCATAATGTTATATTATATTATGTAAAACATTAAAAAATGTAACTGGTGTAATTTTATTAAAAAATGATATTTGTCCAACACATTCAAATAATAATATATAAAAAAACACTTATATAATATTATCTCGCGAAAAACTAAAATTTATATCAAAAGCTTAATTTAAAAATAAATATCCTGATTATGAATTTTATTATTCTGAATATTTTTTTTACATAGAAAAAACAATTTTATTTATATTAAATAAAATATTTATTAAAAATTATCTAGTTAAATTTATTAATTCACCTTCTTTTGTAATTATAAAAGTATTTTCGTGTTGAACAAATTTTACAAGACTCCCAGTACCAGTTTTGAATTCTAATGCTTCATGAGCAATTATATAACCTCTTTTTATTAACTTTTCTAATATTTTTTTATCTTTTTTACTTATATCTTGATGAATTTGATAATAATATGCAAGATTATTAGTCATTTCTGATAATTCATCATATACTTTTTTTTCTTGTGAATTTAATTTATTTAAATCAAGTTTATCATTTAATTCATAATGTGTAACAGGAATTTTTGTACTTTTAATCATCTGTCCTTGAGTAAATCTTTCAGACATAAAAATTTCAATACAAAACATTTCATTATATCCTAAATTTTCTTCTCTATTTATAAATTGTTCAGCTTGTTTTGGTAAAGAAGAAAGTGGTTTATTTAAAATTAATTTATCTCCATGAACTTTATTTAATCTTACATCATGACCACCTAAAAAATCTAATCCAGTATATCCTCCAGTTTTTACTAGAATTTCTGTCAATTTAGATATTTGTTGAATATTTACTTTTTTTTCTTTATTTAATTGTTCTCTTATATAATCTTCTATTCTATTTACATAACTTTCACAATCATTTATACATTTTGGTTCTTCTTTATTATGATAAGAAAAAGTTCTTGCAGCATCAATAATATTACCTTCTTCAATAAATCCAACATCAATAGTTATTAAATCTCCTTCTGATAAATTTATTAAATTATTTTCATGATAACTATTATGTGCTATAATATGATTAATTGATATACCAATTGGAAAAGATATTTCTAAATCATTTTCAATATTAAAATTATTAATAAAATCATAAATATCTTTATCACTTCTAAAATTATTTATATTCTCTTTTAAAGATGACATTAATTCAATATGTTTTGAACCTAATTTATTTAAAATTTCTAAATTAAATTCTGGATTTTGTTTTTCTATTTTATTCTCCATTAATATTTTTATAAATTAACATTTTCTTATTTTATTTTATTTCATTTTATCTAAAATAAATTCATCTAATAAAACACAAGATTTACCATTTATATTTGATACTCTATCATTAACATCAATATTTACAGTTTGTAAAGAATAATTTTGTTCTTTTTGATTAACAATATTATTTCTTTTTTTATTAGATTTATTATCATCATAATTTGGAAAAATAATTTCATTTCCATTTATAATAACATTCTTATCAGGTTTTATAATATCTTCTCTTATAACTTGATTTACTATACTGTTTTTTGATTTTATTTCTATATTATATTCAGATTCACATGATTCTATATTTTCATTTAATTTTTTAATAACTTTATTATTTTGAAAATTATTTATTATTTGTTTTTCTGTATCTTTTTTAACAATATTATTTCTAAGATTATTTTTAAAATTACTTTTTTGATTTTGTTGTTTTTCTTGTTCTTTTTTAATTGGATATTTTTGTTGAATTGATGATAATACTTTATAAGCTAAATCATGACTATTTATATTTTTTCTATTTTTACTAAAATTTTGATAATAATTATTAAATTGATTTTGATCCATACCAAAAAAACTAACTTGATTTAATCCTAATGTATTTAAACCTAATAACATTGCATTTTTTTCAAATTCTGTCATATTTTTTGAATTATTTGTTTCATTAGATATTATTACTTTTTTATTAATTGATTCATTACTTGTAAATCCAGTACTTAAAGAACCTACACTAGAATGAATATTTGATGCATTTCTTTGAACTTTATCGTAACTTGGTCTAATTGAACGATTTGTATAAATTTTATTTCCATTCATCTTAATAACAAATATAATAATTAATTTTATAATTAATGTAAAATTTTATCACACAATAAAAATATTTTTTTATATAAAGTATAATACTAAAGATATACTATTATAAATATAAAAACTATTTAATTTTTGTTTAAATATTAAGTAATTTTATAACAATAATCATGAATTTTCAAGTCTTTAGACATATTGAACAATACAAATCTTATAAATATTTTTGTGAAGATAATTCTTTATTTTATGAATGTTTTTGGAAAAAAGTTTTTAATTATATTCAAAAATTTATTCCTTCTTATATTCATCCAAATTATATAACAATAAGTAGTATTTTTGTTATTATTGTAACTTATTTTTTAGATAACTTTTTAAATTCTAGTTTATTTTTTTCATTTGGAATAATTTATTATATGTTAGCTGATGGAGTTGATGGGACTCATGCAAGAGAAACTAAACAAACTTCTATTATTGGAGAACATTTAGATCATGTCGGTGATTCAATTATTTCTGGATTTTTACTTGATAGAATTTTAACAAATATTGGATTTGAAAATGATATTAATAAATTAAATTTAATATTATTATCTTCATTATATTTTTCAAAAACTCATTTTGATTCTATTAATATTAAAAAAATTAAATATAATTTACATGAAGATATTTCATCTTTTTTAGTTTTATGTTCAATAATTAATTATTTTAAACCAAATATATTTATAATAACAAATTTTATTTATGATTTTTTTAATTATTATTCTTTTGGTATATTAAATAAAATTTTTGGAATACAAATTTTTAATTTTATTATATTTTCTATTCCAAGTTTATCTTTTTATTTTAATATGTTAAAAAATGTTACAAAAAATAAAAATAAACAAGATTATTTAATGTTAAATAAATTTGATGCAATTAATTCTTTTATTTATGTATTTTATTATTTTTGTAAATTATTAATTTTTTTATTTAATTTTAAATTTTATCCTCTTATTAATATAATTGATGCATATTTAATATTCTCCTTAATTAATAGCAAAATATTTGAATCATTTATTGATTACAAAATTATTATATTTATTTTAATTTTTACATTAATAAATCCACTTTTAACATGTTTTATTACAGTTTTATTAACATATTATTATATTTATGATATTTATCAAAAACTTAATTTAAAAAATAATTAATTAAAATAATTTATATTACCATCTCATAAAATTATTACCTGAAGGACCACAGTTTCCAAAAAATCTTTCATCTTCTAATAATTTGTTTGTTCTTGAACAAATTAGTTCCTTTTTTCATTGCTATTATAGTATGTACATTGTCCACAAAATTTTTTATAATTAAAATTATTAATTTGTTCTTCTTTTTTAATAAAATTTTTATAATAAAGAGTTTTTTTTACAACTTCTTTAGTTTCACAAGCAGTTGATTTATTTAATTTTGTAAAAATAAAATTGAATTTTATATTTTTAGTTCGTAAAATTGTCAAAAACATTTATATTATTATAAATACTCTTTTTTATTAAATAAATACATTATTACATTTAATTTTCATTTTTTATTTTAACTTATTGAACTTAAAAATTCTTCTTTAGATAATATTTTTACATTATTTTTTTTTGCATCATTTATTTTTTTTGAAGTTTCATTTATATTTACTGCAACTAGAAAATCTGTATTTTTACTTACCGATGTAGTTATTTTAACATTTACATCTTCTTCTAATTTTGATTCAATATCTTTATCTAATCTAAATCCTGTAAAAACAATCTTTTTATCTCTGTATTTTTCATATTTAGAATTTTTATTTTCTTTTTCTTTTTCTTTTTCTTTTTTATTTATTTTTAAAATAACATCTGGTTTTACTTTTACAAGTTTATCATAAAATTCTATAAAATCATTAAAACCATCTATTATTTTATCTGTTGTTATATCACTAAATCCTTTTATAGTATTAATTATTTTACCTGTATGTTTTTTTCCTTTTGTTTTATAAATTAAAATAATATCAGGATATTCGTCTGTTATTAATTTAAATTTTTTATCTCCAATTCCTCTTCCTAAAAGTTGTGATACTGTCATTAATTTATAAAGTTTAACATTTTTTAATCCTGAATCAATATTTTTATAAATTTTTGTTATTAATGTTTTTCCAAATCCTTCAATATCATATAAATCTTCTTTTTTAGCTTTTAAAATTTTAAATATATCATTATATCCTTCATCAACAAGTTTTGTTAAAACTCCTTCACCAATATTTTTTATTTTTAATGTATCAAAAAACATCATTAATTGTTTTACTGTTACTCTATTTTTATATTTTTTATTTAAATTTATTCCTATTATATCTACTCTTGTTTCATTCCATTCATATTTAATATCAGTTGGCATTTTTGGTTTATTTAATTCACTTGGTGTAATTATTTTATGAATATTTGGTATAATATCATTTGCTTTAATCATTTGAACTACTGTTCCAACATTTATTTTATTATCATAAATATATTGTGCATTATTTGCTGTTGCTCTTTCTACAGTACAATCTAATAATTCAATAGGTTCAATTACAACTGTTGGTTTTAAATATTTATCTTTAGTTATATCCCATTCAACATCTACAACTATAGATTCCATTATTTGATCAGTCATAACTTGTTTAAATGAAAAAGCATATTTTGGATTCTCATCTTTTTGAATATACACTTGTGAATTATCAACAACAACTATTCCATCAATTTGATATTTATAATTATCTCTTCCTGTTGTTAACATTTCAGATAAATATTTTGTTGTTATTTTATTTTTTATTTCATATTCAACTGTTAATACTTTTTTTTCATTTTCTAAATATAACATTTGTTCAGATATTTTCATATTAGGACTTAGAACCCAATAAAATACAATATCAACATATTTTAATACTTCTTTTTCTGGAGTTTTATTTTTTAATAATCCTGAAACAACATTTCTTGATTGTTTATATTCTCTATTTTTTTTACTTTTGTCTTTTTTTTTATTTTCTTCTAATATTTTTTTTACTTTTTTAAAATTATCTTTTGTAAATACTGCTTCTCCTCTTATTGCATCACCTTCTTTTAATTTTTTTATATTTAAATTTACATAAGGAATAAATCTTGTTAAATCTTCTCCTTCATAACCATCTCCTCTTGAATACATATTTACTTTTCCATCTTTTTTTGTTACTAAAATAGAAATTCCATCTAATTTATAACTTATATAATAACTTCCTTTATATTTATTTATCCATGTATCAAATTCTTTCATAGAAGGCTTTATTTTATCTAAACTTTTCATATAAAACGGTAAAGCAACTTTGTTATCTTCATTTTTAATTTTACTTCCTACTTCAAACTTTTTTCCTGATTTTTTTTCATAATGTTCTTTTATATAATCAAAAACTTCATCACTTACAACATGTTCATCTTCATTATAATATTTATCAGACAAATACTTTAATATTTTATGAATTCTCTCTAAAGATAAATTTTCTAAATAATTTAACGCTTTTTTAATTTCTTTTAATTCATTCTTTAGTTTTTTATCACTCATATATAATATACTCAAGTATATTATACATTTTTTTATCAATTTTTTTATAAAAATTAATCAAATATTCTAATTCTATTTATTATATTATAATCTTCCTCCACCACCACGTAAATTTTCAATTCTTTCATCATTATTCCATCCTCCTACTCTATTATCATTTAATCTTTCATTATTTTGTAAATCTTCTGGTATTTCTTCCCACATTCCATCTTCATTATTAAATATTTCTGGTCGATTACCATATTTTTCTCTATAAGTTTTATTACTTCTTAAATCATCATATATTTCTTCAAATTTTATTTCAATATTATTTTTTTGAAAATCTTCTTTAAAATATTTTTCTAATAAATAATTAAAATAATTTTTAAAATTTATTTCTTCAAATAATTTATTACTAAAATTTATAAATTTTTCACTTTCTTTATCATTTAATGTTCCATAACATGAATCTATATATTTAATAAATTTATTAAATCCAAAAATTTTATAAATATTTTTAATAAATTTACTTATTTTTAAAATATCATTTCTTAATGAAATCCATCCTTTTATATAATTATAATAATTTTCTTTTAAATAATCTATTCTTTCTTTATTAGACATTTCATTATCCCAAAATCCCATATTTAAATAATCATCAATAAATAATTCTGTATATAATTGTATTATTTTTTCTAAAATAATTTTAATATCTTCTTTTCCATTAAAAACAATATATTGTAATGTTCTTGTCACAAAAGAAGATATATTAAATAAATAATCGTCTTTATTTAAATTTTTAACATAACTAGAATATTTATCTTCTAATGAACAATAATATTTATATTCTTGCATTATTTTTATACAAGTTCTTAAAATAAACACAAAATTTTGAAAATATTCAACCTTATTCGGTTTTAATGAAAAATTAAAATAACTAAAATTTCTTAATAATGCATAAAAATATATATTGTCATAATTTTTATCATAATTTGATATATGAACATCATTTATTAAAGATAAATAATAAGATGATATACACCTATACATTTTCCAATGACATT